CTTCCTTCTGAATTCGTTTGGCTGAAAACGCTGTTCCATATCGCTCGCCATCGCTTCTGTTTTTCTTTTGATAATTTTCTCACATGAGCCGGTAGGTTTGCGAGTGTTGGAAATGGCATTAAGCCGCCTCCTCTTTCTCTAAAAATTTATCATCGATTTCACTGGTAACAAAACATCGGCAATGAGGATGAAATGGGAATTGGCCACTGTCCACCATATCGTTATATTCCTCGACGGAAACAACAACATTGGACCATGAATCGCATTCGTCGCTGATGTTATGGATTGGTGAAAGATTGAATCTCTGGCCAGTGATCCAAGTTTTGTTCTTTGCGAATTCCCCTGAGGCTTTGGCATAGGCTCGGTTGGTTTCGGTGCGGGCCAGACGCATGGCATTCTTAAAAGGTGAGGCGTATACCCCACGGAGACCCAACTCCTGGGCTTCTGCAATCTTGGCGGGCGAAATAAACTTCTTGGTCTTGCGAGCGATCGTGGCTGATGAGGTTCCCGATGCGATCTCTGTTGAAATGACTCGTCTCAATGTGGCTTCGGCTCTGGTTGTGATCTCCCAGATTTTCTGGCTTGGTTGGAGACCAAACACATTCTTCTTCATGATCTTTTTTAATACGGCTTTCTGGACGAGCTTCCATTTCGGTGTTGAGAGCTTCACTCCGGGTTCACGATTGGCCAAACTTGTTTTAACGGAAACAACTCTATTGGCTTCGAATAAATCTATGATGTCATCGAGACTGGAAAATTCCTGCATCGTTTCCTCAAAGGCTTCCTGGCTATCTTTGAAGATGGGTCGAATGGCATCCCCCTGGTTCCTTAATGAGATTCGGATTGAATCCCTGACCATACTGTTGATCCAGGATCTCATTGTTACCCTCATGGCAATCATCATCTCATGAATTTTATCGTTGATCTTGGGGATGTTGGCCGTCTTCGTTCCGTTCTTCTCAACGAAATTGCCGAGTTCTGTTCCGATATCATTGAATAATGTTTTCAAATCCTTCTCACCCCGATTCACCCTGGCGAACCATGCGATTCTTTCAATCCGCAATCGCCGGGTCATTGTGTTCTTAAATTGGATTTCGCCTGACCGTTCTGTTTCTTTTGCCAACTCCATCGCTTCATCAACTTGACCCGCATTGGCAAGACGGGCTATCTCTGACCACATCTTCGACCGTATGGCCGAAGGGTATCTATCATTGACCCTTCTCAGCCCTGGTGTCCATATAACCTTTACCAGGGGCCGGGGGCGTGCCACTTCATTAACTGCTGATATCATTTTCATTGGCCCTGAGTTCCGCATTGATTTCGTCAATGAGTCCGGGAAGCCGTGAGATCAATTTCGCTTTCACATTCAGAGAAATAATATCAAGGACTTCTCGAATTCTCATATTGAGATCAAAATGTTCCTGTTGCAACTTTGTAATTTCATTGTGAGAAACCTGGCCGATTTTCATTGTTGGCATTAAGATTGCCCTCCTTGAGCGGGAACCTGTGATGCTTGTTGCTTCCCATTTGCTCCTGCATTCAAACGATCCATGAGAAGTTGAGCAATATCCTGGGGATTCTTAGTCAACATCTGCTTTTTTTCATCGTCAGTCATGTTGTTAATAATGTCGTTTGCTTCATCATCCAAATCATTTTCATCTGTGGTTGTACGATCCTCTTTTGATTTGATCCCAAGTAATCGATTGCCAGTTCTTTCGGCTTCTTCTTCAAAGGTATTCTGCTTGCGGCTCTCCTCCGCAAGATCCCAACCAAGAGAAGCGGAGGCCGAAGGATCTGAAACCCAACCTTCTTCACGAGCCAGGACCAGGGCCTCAGTATGTTCTTTTTGGTTCCGATGAATAATCTCACCCCATTGAAGGTCACATCCAAAAAAGATTTCAATCGGTGTCTCCAGTTTGCCATTTGGCATCAGGTTTTTTAATTCCCTCTCTTTTGGAGTCAAACCGTTCTCGTCTTTTTCTCCTTCTTGTTCGAGGAGATCGTTCACTTTCTTCAGCCGCCGCATAAATTCTTTATCATCTGGTGCATCGACAAGTTTAGCTTCAACCGCATTCTGGATAACCTTTTTATAAATCCTCTTGATCCAATATTCAAAAATGATCTGCCAGTACTCGATTGATTTCACGAAAGGAGATTCAGCGATAAGAGAGCTTGCAAAGTTTGCGTTGGATGCGTCACCGAAAATATACTCAGGAAGGTTGAGCCCTGCGGCCATGTTGAGCTTAATGTTTCGGCCATCGTCTTTCACATCACCGGCATTAATGTTGGGAGATTCCATTTTGTAATCAACACCGGGGCCCGCCACGATGGTAGAACCTCCTCGGATGTTTTGTTTCTTATTCCATCCGGCAGGTTGATTCTCGACTGTTTTAAATGTGTTTGCCACCTGGGATACTTGGGATGGAGTGCCTGAAATTTTCTTAATAAGAACAATTGCGGTTCTCATTTTATTGAGAATGATTCTGTTATCGAGCCATTGTTTATATTGAACAATCATCCGCATGATGACCATGATGAATGATTCTCCCCGCTTTTGATCTGAATCGGCATTGATTTTAATGTGGATCATGCTGTCGGCGAGAACAGATCGAAAATTACCTTTACCATCCGATGATTTCACCCAATATCTTATGACCTTTTCCACATCATTTGCATCATGTTCGACACCTGATTTGGTTGTAACTGAATTAAAATTATCTGGTTTAGAATCGGCATCACCTGGATTTCTGATTAAGAGAGGATCTATAAAACGGATTGTGGTTTTACCTGTGGCATTATCATCTTCATCTTTATCGAAAAATTCAATAAATAATTCACCATCACGGAATGTTCGATTGACCATCTCAAATTGTTTCAATTCCATTTTGTTTCTATCGGATGTCCAGAATTCACGCCAGATATGCCACACCATAGGATCATCGGATTTGGGGGTTATGATCACTCCCTTACCCATAACATAGTTCAACATGGTTTGGACTGATCCTTTCGCATTCGGTTCCCATCGGCAATATTCCCTGGCCTTGCGGATCATTTCAAGTTGGGTTGTTTGGAGGTGGCCTTTCTCCTCGTCAATTGGTTGGATGCGTAAGAATCCATCTGCATCAGGACGTTCATAAACAATATCTGATGCTTCTTGAATCATTTTACTGACGACTTCGGATTCATTAATGCGGGATTGGGATTCCGCTATATTGGCCTCGATCATTTTGCTTTTTGATTCAAAGTATTTCTTGACAATACCGATCATGAAAATCCTCCTGTGCCTTCCATTTCATCGTGACCCAACCATTCAACATCTGATTCATCCTGTTTCCCTTGCTGATATCCAAGGCCATCAAGCCATGAAAGGGCCTGGGATGTACCATCTACTTGATCGTTGATCTCTCCCGTTGCCCCCTTAAAGGCCGCACATTCCTCGATATAATCATAAACCCATGGAGCAATATCTGGGGAAGGAAGGATGACATTCCCCGCCTCGACAAATGGAGCAACGGCTTGGGCCCGAGCAATCTTAGACCCTTGAGGTTTTATCAGGATGATTCCAGGAATTCGGTTTTGAAGTTGTGAAGTAATGGCGGGTCCGTTTGCGGCATCTTCGATTAAGATAGCAGATGTTTCCATGTGATTCCCTTTGAATGCCAACATGGCGGGTATGACTTCTGCGAAATCAACTCGTTTTCTCCACTGATCCATAAGATAAAAATTCGCTCCTCTCTTTTTCCATACCTGACCAACAACGTAACTTCCTGATTTTGTTTCTTTGAAACTCATGTCCCAGGATTGGATTGTGGCTTCGGCTCCTTTCGGAGGTTCATGCCAATATTTCCACCATTGGCGTTTAAAAATATTCCCTTCTTCTGAGGTAGGATTCTGTTGGCATTGAGCGACAAAGGTTCGTGTTCCCATGTCATGTTTCATTTGGTCAACTTCTTTTTCTCCCATGCGTTGTGGATTCAAGAGGGCACCTTCTTCTCTGACAAGTTCAGTTTGACTGACTGGAAACGTGATGATTGTCTTTTTTTCCGCACGCATTGGCAAGCAAAGATGTTTCCAACCTTTCTCATTTTCAAGAACATGGCCTGTTAAATCTTTTGAATGTGTTCTTTGCTCGACGATAACTCTACATCCCGTTTTTGGATTGTCGAGCCGTGAGGAGAGGACATTCTTGTGCATCGAAATTGAATGGTCTCTTGATGCCTGGGATTCCGCTTCCTGAGGATTGAGCATATCATCTTCAACAATGACATCCCCTCCCTTACCTGTTCCTGTTCCTCCTACCGATGTGGCAATCATGTGCCCTCGTGAGGTATTGGAGTATTCGTTCTTTTGATTTTGATCTTCGGATAATTGAACAACGTTTCCCCAATTTCTTTTGAACCAATCGCACTCAATAACATTTCGTCTATCGACTGAATGTTTAACGGAAAGAGATCCGGAGTAAGAACAGAAGATGAACCTGAGATATGCCTTCTGGGTCCACGACCACACAGGCCAGAGGGTAGTTACTATTTTTGATTTGGCAAATCGGGGTGGGATGTTGATAACAAGACGTTGGATTATTCCTTCTGTCACGAGTTGTAGATGTTCACAAATGAGGTCAATATACCAATCGTGAATGAGTGGATTGGCGGGCTCTAAGATATCCCATGCCTTGGGAAGGAATGTTGGAAAATCCATCCTGGTTGAAACAAGACCTTGGGAGACTTTGGAGAAGATATTGTGGGTTATCGGGCGGGTATCTATCGGTTCACGGAATGCCAGTTTTGGCAGGCCTTTCACTTATTGGCCGCCAGGTTTTCGGTAAGGTATTCAAGTTCCTTAGCGATTTTTCCTGGTAGGCCAAGATGGCTCTTGCAGT